CCGGGAGATTGCAACATCATCACCCAGTATGGCGTAAAGCCCTTTACCTTTTTCTACTTTCAGACCGATTCGGAGAGCAGAAGCATACATAATTAAGTGGTTTGTCAAGGCAAGCATAGCAAATGATGAGTAAGCTCCCATCGGTTGTCCTACAGCATAAACATACTCTTCATCCATATAATCATATGGTCTAGCAAGAATTTCCCTCCACATTGTTCCGGGTAATCCTAAGCAATTCAATATTCTAGCCTGTAATTCAACAGGTAGTCTATCGGTTGCTGCGGATAAATCCACGGATACAGCGTAAGGTTCTTTCAAGTTAGAAAGGAGTAGTTTTACTGGGGCCAACTGATCTTTAGTACCATCTTCGGGTAAAAACCCTAGACGGTCATAAATTAAATCATGGAGTGGTTTGAACAACATCTGTGTCCATGCGTCGGTTATACCAACAACCCTTGCTTTCCCTCGTAGCTCTTTTATGATTGCAAGTCGTCCTAATCTAAGGTTTACACCTTCAGACATGAACTTCTCGCGACAATAATTGAAGCACCAGAGAGGCAACATCAATATACTTAAAAGTATAAAGATGATTGGGAAGATGATATATCTGACCTGAATACAGTACTTGATTATTCCAATCCAGATTTTGGGATTACTAATCAGTGCTAGCAAGTCTAGACCTACAGATAGAAATGCGAAACGAGCATTAACTCCAGATTTGTTGCTCCAGATGAACTTGGGAGATTTTAATTTAAATTTACCCAGATTCATAGCAGTTAAGGCAGCGCGGATTTCAGTATCAGTAAGGCTTCCGGTCCCTTTCCAGGGATCAGTAACCGTATTGAACTTTAAAACGTGCTCCGGACACTGTACTCGGAATAACGAAATCAACGAGATAATGGCTCTACCAAACATTATCAGTCTAGAAGGAGATCCGCTAGATGCCTCTTTTTCAAGAAGTATTATAGCGTCTCTACCTTTTATTCCAACAATCTTTGGAATCCCATTACTATACTGTGCCACCCAATTAGCATGATTCGCTGCACCTTCCCCCGCGATAAAGTTACAGATTAGTCTCAGTGATTCCGATAAGTACTGAATAGAAAACTTGACACCTGATTTATTTCAGATGAAGAGAATTCTCTCAGAAATTATTAGAAGAACTGACTCTTCTCTGTTAGTTAGTCCGCATAGGTTGGAAATTATATGAACAAGTCTTTTGATCTCTTTCTTCTCCAGTGGAGCCAATGTTGGCCCTCCTGGAGGAGTTCTTATGTTCCTTAATCTGTAATTGGGATCCACTTTTCATAAGAAAAGGGATAGCCCCATTCCAGCATTAAAGACAAAGAACAAGATTAAAAGATTATCCATATAACTTAATGCTAAAAGTATGTTGTTTGTTGCTGTAAAATTATATAATTGGTAAATTATTACCATCATATGTTTTATAGTGACATAACACTTTTGGCACCAGATATGCTACTACGAGCTTTTACGTGGAGTTAGGCTGCAAACCTTTCCATCGTGATGACTTAGCATTAAAGTACATCGGCTTTTTCACATATGTGGGAATGAGTGTATCATTCTCTCAGGGAACCCCCTATGGTTGCCAAACCATAGTGTGTCAGACCATCTTGCGATAGGAAGACCAGGTTGCGCCCATCCCGGGCGTATCCTCCGTTTACCTTTCTCCAAGAATAAGCAATAGAGAATAAAAGATCATAACAATGAAAAGCTAGAGACTTAAGCCAATCCAGGTGAGTACCAGGTACTCCTAAGAGTGGGATTCGAACCCACTTAGGCATCTATTAGCTCCCATCGTTAATTACTGATATTATATTTGCAAATCAGGTTGAGGATCGCGGGAATACGGGTCGCTGGATTAGTC